TATTGCTGTTGAACGACTACCCAAAGTATCTGAACTTAAAGCATTGTATCCAAAGACTGTGTTGTAGTCAGCGTCAGTCAGTGCATCACCTGCAAGACCACCTGTTAGGGTGTTTCCAAGGCCAGTTGTGACTGATGAACCTGTATTATAACCCACTGCGGTGTTATAAGTTTCTGTAGCTGTAGTAAAGTTTTGGTTAAATAAAGAATTATAACCTATTGCAATAGAATGAGAGCCTTGTGTGTCTGTGCTAAGAGCATTTGCTGACAAAGCAACATTGCGAACACCTACAGTTAAAGCATCACCTGCTAGGCCACCTATGAGGGTGTTCTGTACGCCTGTTGTGACTGCTGCTCCTGCGGAATAACCTACTGCTGTGTTGTAGCTATAAGTTCCTGTAGCAAAACTTTGGGTGGTTAAGGCTTGATAGCCTAGGGCAGTAGTTCTAGCCCCTGCTACATCTGACCCTAATGCAGATTTTCCTAATGCTACATTAGAAGAGCCTGTAGTAATTGCATCACCAGACGCATAGCCTGTAAACACATTGTCATCACCTGTCGTAATCGCAGTACCTGCCTCATCGCCCACGACCACGTTGTAGTTACCGCCAGAGGTTATTGAGTTACCTGCGTTGACGCCAAGGCGTAGGTTGGATGTGCCAGAAGTTGCGGAGGAGTAATCGCCAGTTACGGCCACATCTCCAGCAACCGTCAGATCGTCATCAACCAGCAAGTCCACAACAGATAACGTGGCAAAGGCGTCAACCATAACCGCGCCAGAACCCCCGCCGTTTGAGTAGACCGCCTTAGTTTGACCCGCGGGGATTGTTATGTTGGCACCTGATCCTTGCGAAATTATTATGTTCTGTGAACCAGAGGTTCCGTTCTCAATAAACCACAACTTGCTGACCGTGTTAGGGCCAATCGTAATAGTACAAGCAGAGTCCAAAGTTCCCGTGTATTTTAAAAATAACGCGCGTCCCGGATCACTGGCACCGTCCGCAATCGTAGTTGTATGTGTGTCGGCGTTGGTCGTGATAGCTTCTGTGCCAAAAGCAAACGCTTCCGCAATTAATTCTAGGTTAGTGTTGGTGGTATCGCCCCAAGAGCCCGACTGTTCTCCGGAACCAATTTCCTCTAACCGTAAGTCATTTGTATATACACTTGCCATGTTTTTATCCTATACTACTGTGCCTTGCTCAATTTGAACCCAAGACGGGTCTTGAAAGGCCGTTATGTTTACAAAATTGGGCGTCTGGTCTGGAATAATCTTACCCCATGTTGACCCTAACACCCCCATTACGCCTGTGGCGCTTACCCCTGTTACGACTACGTTGGCATCTCCGCTGATAGTTGCGTTGCCAATTGCAGTAGTCATTTGAACTACGGTGTTTGTCGTAAAAAAGCTGCCTAAAACCGCGGTTCCCGCAACTCCAGTAACCGAAACATTTGCAGCACCGACTATCGTAACCGCGCCGACGGCACCTGTTCCAACTACCGCGCCAACATTCCCAACCGCGTCACCCGCAATGTTGACCGCAGCACTGTTTACTTGGGCGGTCGCAGTTAACGGAAAGGCAACATTGGTATTCCAAGTTCCCGTGTCCCACCCTTGGATGGAACTGTTCCATCCTTGAAAGGCTGCAACCTGATCGGCCATTAGGCTATCCGGATAATCGCGTTAGAAGCATCCGCCGTTGGGAAAACAATAGTAAAATCGCCGGAACTAGCCGCCTTATCCGCGCCAAAGTCTAACACACAAACAGTTGGGTCCCCCGAAGCCGCATCGTTATAAATCAACGCGCCCCTAACAGCAGAAATCGTAACCGTGGAAAACACCTCATCAGCGAAATCCGTGAAAGCGGTCGTACTGCTGCTCGTAGGCGTTACACTGGTCAAGAAGTTACCTCCAGCCGTGTAGTTCGTTCCGCTAATCTCATTGGTTGCAGTATAAGCAGTAGTTGCCGCAGTGAAGGTTGCGCTGTTGTCATAAAGAGCAAGTTTAAAAACGTTGCTCGCTGCCGTGAAATTATGCACTGCCTTCATCAATTCTACTTTGAACGAAGTACATAGAAAGTTGCCGTTAAAAGCCATCTACATTTTCCTTATATACTCGGCCAGCGTCGGCTGGCCCGCATCTTTAATTGCATTATATACCGTAGTTCGGTCGCTTTGAATAGCCTGTTTCATATAGACGGCTATGACCTTCTCAACCTCATTTCGGTACGCAAGAGCCTGATCCCGTATTTCGGGGGGCGCGGTTTCGGAAACATTTATGATTTTGCTCACACAACGTTTCGCCGTTTCTTCAGGGGTAAAACCGCGGTTGTCCGTAGTCTCAACCCCCACCTTAAAATCATTAGACATTGATACGCCAAAAGACATGTTATTCATTGTTTCTGCCTCACCACTGGTCCTGTTCTATACTCATCCGTTACTTGCTTGCTCTCGCCAAGGAGTTTGAGCCCCATAATGGCTTCTACAAAACGTTTTTCGTACAAAACCTGCATGTCTTGCTCGCCCTTCATAAAGATAGAGGCCTCCATCAAACTTCCGTACAAAAGCGCTAAATCCCCGTTTTTTGCTATCCACGTTACCGTGGAATCCGCGCCAATAGAGGCAAGAGTCGCTGTAGCCCCCGTAACGTCTCCCGTAAGGGTTTCCCCAACTACGAAATCGCCACTTGGAATAACTACATCAATTGTGGTCGAGGTCGGAACATCCGTTACGTCGCCGGATTGGCCGCTGGTGGACCCCGTAACCGTATCCGCCGAAGTAAAAGTACCCGTAACCCCGCTTAACGTCAGAGTAAAAGTACTTTGAGTTAAGCTCGCGGGGCGGTAAAAGTAGTGCATTTCAGCCGCATAACCCGCATCAGGTGTCGGACCCAGAATAAGGTTTTCTAGGTCGTATTGAGCATAATAAAGAGGGGGTCCCGTAACGGTGTGGTCAGGATTGAAAGACTGCACAAAGTCTGAGTCTTTGAAGTCCATAAATACAACGTCGCCAGAACTGTTCGTGTACGACAGGGCAAAAGGCGCTAAGAAATCGCTTGGAACGCCTAAGTATTTGTTGTTTTCAGACATATTACCCGCATCGTTCTTTTGGAACAAGTTAAGCTGAACGTTCTTTAAAATACGCTCCTCAGTGTTTCTTATAAACAAAGGCAGGTTTCTTATAAACGTAGTGTCGTCGTTATCAGTGTAATCCTGTATAGCCTGCTTTAGCGTGGTGTAAGTATAGCTCATGTTGTAACCACCGTAATAACTCCTACAAGGCCATAGCCCACTATGGGAAGCGGGTATGGTTCTTCAACTAAGGCAATCCCAACATAAACGTCTAAAGTTTCTGCTACATCTGGGCGGGCGTTCTTTAAAGCCTCGGGATCAGTTGTTTTTCGAAAAGGCCCCAGTTGAGGTTGCTTGGGTTCAAACTCGTCGCGGCCAACCAGCAAGCCGTTCCACTCTTTGCGCATGTCTCTATAACGATACCGGAACCCGGATCGGTCAGAAATTGCATAAGAGTTTTTGCCTGACGCAAACTTGCTCATCATCCCATCCTATAATAGTCGTACTGAGGTACAACGTTAAACGACGCACGATCACGGTCCTCCGTCATGGCCCGCTCAAACTCTTCCTCGTACATGGCTTTCAAAAGTTGAACACGTTGAGGAGCCCGCTTTACCGCAATATAATAGGCCAAACCCGCAGCCAAGCAAGGATAAAACCGGAAGGGCATATCCATGTTGTTTATATAAGTATCCGCATCATCCATGCGAGTGAGCGCGTTGTAATAAACAACGTCTGTGCTGTTGTCAGGAACGGGCCAAAGTTTAAGGCTCGGTGTAATTTGCCTGTCTAAAAAGAACTGGTTCGGGCGACCGTCCGTAGTTTTGTTTGGGATTGTAATATAGTCGTCTCGACTTAACCTAGCCAAAGAATAATCTGTTCCATCCCGACGAACTACCAAAGATAAAATATCAATAACATCCGCACCCAAAGCGTATTCGCCCGTGCCTTCCACCATTGCAACGGTGCGTTGTGCAATAGTCCACTGGTTTAAACCCCGGTTGGCCCATTCGGCCAGCATTAGATTCAAAGAACGCTTGGCTGATTTTAGGTCGTAACCCGTCCGAACCTCTAAGCCACAACGCTCAAAGGCTTCTTCAATATATTCAGCCACGTCTAGCTCAAAATTTACGCTGTTAGAAACCGCCATATCATTCCTCGCTGTAAATATTGTCGAATATCTGGTTTACATCTAGTGTATAGTCTAAATCAGATTTAGAATAATGTACATGCTGGGAAGGCTTGAAGTCTGGAGCGCCTTTGCCTGTCTCAAACCAAGCAGGATGAGTTACCCGCACACGGTTGTTAGGCAACGCAACAATATTGCCCGTCCATTCGCCAGCATCCAAAAGCTGCATAACATGAGCCTGTTTGTGTTGAGCAGGGTCATCCGCAACGTCGGTGTCGGTATAATCAACCGTAAACATATACTTTGCTGGAAAGAATTTGCCATCTATCTTTGCCATCCAAGGGCACGGTGTAGCTCTTTCTAAGGGATATACCGCATGAGTATGGGACGGACAGTCCCAAGGTTGCGCATTGTGTACCGCCATTGGAGCGGGCCAATCTTCTAAAGGCTCATCAGCAACCAAGGCAGTTATAGGCATGCGAGCCCACATTGC